GAACGTTTGGTAAAATCACCGTAAAGACCATTATCTTTATTGGGAACATGTTCTGGCATAGCATTGGTAATACCACGATCATCGTTCTTTACATGAGTGGGATATCCGTTGGTTGTTCCCTTTGCATCATTGGGATAGTGAGTCCCTCCATATTTAGGCATTTTATTCTCCTTTAGTTTCTTGTTCAATAACCTTATTAATCAACTCCATCATCTTTATATTTTTATCAGATTCAATCTGCTCTGCTTTCTCCATAATTTTTGCCTTTAAAACATTCTCATCGAGATTAGCTTTCATCTCTCCAAGGGCCATCTTGATCATCATCTCCAGAGATTTCATTTCAGACTTCTGATCTTCCAAAGCAGACTTGGATAGAAGTTCTACAGTCTTCATGGTTTCCTTACTGGCTCTGTCAAGATCAGCTTTCTCCTTACGGAAACTTACTTGATGACCTTCAGATACAACTTCCTTCATAAGTTTGGCTTCTTCCAGTTGAAGTTTCTGTGCGTCCAATGCAGCTTCAGCAGCATTATTGGCGGCATCCAGTTGTATCTTCTGTTGTTCCAGTTCAACCTTTTTCTGTTCCAGTATGACAAGTTGCTGTTCTGGTGACTTTGCCACGCCAGCCTTATTCGCATTTAGTACTTGCTGTGCAGCAAAGACCATTGCACCTTCTACAACTTCAGGTGTTTGCTCTACAGGAGTTTCTTCGAGTGCCTTCTTGGCAACACCATCCATTTGCTCTTGATACTTATGAACCATATGCTCCTGAATATTCGCTTCCAGTATTGGTCGAACACGCTGCATAGTAGGATTACCACCATTCATTGGATCTTGAAGATAGGCCATCTTTACCTTTACGTGTGCATCATGATTCTGTCCTGTAAAGGCGGCAATTGGTATTCCCTTTACTGCGGCCATAATATCAGATACAGGATCGAGATCTGCTGGTTTAAGTTTAGGTGGAAGTATTTCTTCTAAATTCGGCATGTTGGCAGCATTAAGAATTGTTCTACTTAGTGCTTCCATATTGAACAAGCCGGGAGGAGACTGCTGTGCCATTTGCATGGCCATTTGTGCAATCATAAGACGGTGAGCATTGGATGGAATATTTGGATCGCTTACGGGGATAACGTCCACTCTTCCATCGAAATCGGATTTAAATATGCTCCGATTTTCAAATGGCACCTCATACGGATATTCACTTGGCAGATAATCATAGTCGATTCTAGCCAAGATCCTAAATTCATCCCGCTGCGCCTTGTGAAGACGTTTGTGAATTGCGGAGAAGAATTTACTGGATGCTTCCAGTAATGCCATTGTCGTTCCTACAGGACCATAGGAAGATGCTTCCGATACAATTTGTTCTGTACTATCGGCAAACTTCTGACCTGCTGCTGTTACAAATCCGAGCATCTGAAACAGTGTCGAGGAAGGCTCCTTATATGGGAGAGGAACGATAGCCTTCGCCAGATCAATACCTGTAGATTCAACTTCTTTAAACTCACCGGGGCTGATTGGATCATTGTCGCCAACCATTCTAACACCCTTGGCCTTAAAGCCTCCCGGCAGGTTCGCAAATTGACCTGCATCAATGAGGCTTCTCATTGCTGCTGTAGCACTCATGGTTAGATTACCAAGGAAGTGCATTAGGCCAAAACCGTAGAAACCAAATCCCGGTACGAATCTATAATGGACAAAGTGATTTATCTTTTCCTTATTCGTGTCATCAGATTTATAGTTTCTACGAATACATAAAACTTTTCGTGACTGCTCTTCCACCGTTACAATATAGGGAAGAGCTATTCCCTCTTCTGAATTAGGTTCGTCTAACTCTAAATAACAATGCTGTTCCAGTAGAACATATTGTGGATCTGCATCTGCTGTTGGAGAGAAACCTAGTATCGTATCCATCTTGGATGCAAAAGCTGTAGGCTGTGGATTAGTTGCATCTGGTAAATCCTCATCTGCATAGATACCAGAACGAATATCCTTTGCAAGATCAACAGGACTGCGATAGATTACATGAGTATATCTATCGGCCTTGGACAAGTTACTTGAATAGTAGGATACGTAAAATTGATCAATAGGAACAAACTCAGATACCGGACGTTTAAGATTTGCATCGTAATATACTTTTTTAAATGCAGATCCAATTAGTGGAAGATGGAAGAGCATCTTTTCAAATTCGTCAAAGTACTCTGGCATCTGCTCCGTGAGCTGATAGTTCATAAAGTTCTTGACACGATTGGCTTGCATCTCTCTCTTTGGAGTTGACTTGCCAAGTATCTGTGTCTTAATTGGTCCTCCTGATGGAAAGAGTTCCTGTGATGCTTTGCTTTGGAATTTAACTGCTGATTCCACCAGTAAGGGATGGACGGCAGTACATGCTCCTTCAAATGGTTCTGAAGATTCCTGTATCTTTAGACCTAGTAGGTCAAAGCCCCGCTCAAACATAGATTCCCATTCCTGTCGGGAATTTTTATCTGCATCATAATTGGTATATACTTCATTTGCAATTTCATCTAGCTTACTATCGTCCATATTTTCAGCAAGATTTTCATACCATTCTTTTATGGGAGCATCTGCTTCCATTACAACGGTACGATTAAAATCTACTGTGACACCACCATCAGGTTCCACTTCAAATGTAGCTTCCTGTTCTGTGTCTACCTCAACAGGAGTTAGCGGAACAACATTCGATACTTCTTGTGGTATCTGTTCAAATGGATTTCGTTCAGTGGCCATATACTTCCCCATTAAAAATATTAAAGTTTCCCATTTCTATATTATACACCTAAGTTCGCCAATATGCAACCCTTTTTTGTTTTCTTATATCATCATCCCATTCTGGATCTTCAGGATGTGTAAGATGCCATGATTCTTTCATGAAGTGAATTGCCATTGTAAGGGCATCTACCTGATCATCATGAGCTGCATTGGGAAACTGTATCAGTTCTTCTAGGAGATCATCAGCCCATCTTTTATTCTTTGGTATCCATACCTTTCCAGCTTCCATCATGGGAGATGCTGCATATACTCTGCTGACTTTATCCCTATCTGGTAGATATTCTCTTACGGGTAGTCCACTTCTACGCATATCCTGTATTAGTGATTGACCACTGGCTTTCTTCTCTATGACACATACGTCTGGTTTAAACTCTTTGAATAATAATTGTGATATCCTTCTTAGTTCGGGATATTCATAGCGACCTTTCATATTTCCCAACAGTATTAGATTGGATATGTAGGCTTCTCTACCATCTTCATCTTCATCGTACATGGAGAATATTCCCCACGTTTGAATTACACTAAAGTCTGCTGTAGTTCTTGTAGAAAAGGCCGTATCATATGTTTGTAGTATGAAATCACACGTCGGAGGATCTTCATATTCCCACCATTTTATCCATTTCTTCTTTATAAGCCCACCTTCTTCTGGAGTTGGGTTCTGCATGTACAGAGCATTCCAGTATCTGGAGCCATTTGACGCTTTAATTTCATTCTCATCTATTTGTAGTATGTGCTTCGGCTTCCATTCTGGAAAATAAGAGCTACCTACGGGTAAATCCAGTAGTTCTGCCGCTTCATCGTCCAGCCATGCGGGAATACGTATTACCTCCCACGGAATAATTTCATATTCGCTCATTTCCTCCTGTTGTTTCAGGAGCCAGCCGCATAGGTCGTCGTAATGGTAGCGAGTATTAATTATTAATATGGCTCCATTGGGCATAATACGAGTACGTAGTCCAGCAGGATACCATTCCTTTACATATCTACGCCCTGCTTCGGAATATGAGTCCTCTTCGGACATCACATCGTCTAGAATGGCTATATTAGCCCCTCGTCCTGCAATTTGACTACGTACTCCGGCTGCGTAATATGTGCCATTCTGGTTCGTTTTCCACTTACCTGCCGCTCTAACGTCCGTTCGGAGGGAGACAGATTTAAAAATGTTCTGAAACTCTTCAGAATTAACAATGTCACGGACAGAACGCCCAAAGTCGCTAGAAAGTTGATCACTATGAGAAACAGTAAGAATTTCATGTTCTGGATTTCTCCCTATATACCATGCTGGAAACAATTTGGAACAGATAACAGACTTGGAACTACGTGGTGGTAGGAACACCATTAGTCTTTTTATCTCTCCAGATTCTAATTGTCTTAATTTATTAGATATTAGCTCAATATGTCGTCCCATTCTCCAATCAGAAATTAGAGTGGGAGCCATTAATCGGACAAATGTGAGGAAATCTGATTTAGTCTCTTGTAATATACTTAGACTTAGTAAGCTATTAAGGTCTAAATAAGAGGATATAGTAGTTTGTTGTTGTTGTTCCATTAAAACTCTGTAGTAACTTTATACTTAATAGATCATTATAACCTTTATAAGTCTAATTATACACTATAATCTATGTAGATC